CGCTCAAGCTGAAAACGCAGCTGACAAATTAGGTAGGACTGTTAAACATGCTTTAATCGGAGTGGGCGTTGCAGCCTTTGCTAAATCTGCCATCACAGCCTTTGCTGAAAACGAAAAACAATTAAATCTATTTAAAAACTCTTTAAGGTCTATTGGTTTTGAGTTTGCTACTAACGATTCACTAGCCTTTTTAAACACTTTAAAATTACAATATGGAGTTGCTGACAATCAGTTAATACCGGCATACGAGCAACTATTAACAACTACACGCAGTCTAGCCGCTAGTCAGAATTTAACTAATATTGCCCTGGATATTGCAGCCCGTCAAGGGATCAGCGTTACCCAGGCGGCAGATGCTTTGAGTAAGGCTTACTTAGGAAACACTAAAGCAGTTGGCACACTTGGATTAGGTATAAGTAAAGCCACCCTTGCTTCAGGTGATTTTTCTAAAATACTTAAAGAGGTTACAGCAATTACAAAGGGCGCTGCTTCAACCGCTGCCAACACATTTGCTGGCAAATTAGCAAGAATCAAAGTTGCGGCAGATCAGGCAAAAGAAAGTATCGGCGCAGGTCTTGTTGAAGCGTTAATGCAAATAACAAAATCAGTGGACATTGAGCAATTACAAACAAAGATTATTAACTTTGGAGAATCTGCCGCTGACGTATTAACTAAAATGGGTAAGTTAATATCTGACAATATTGAATTGCTTAAAGTGTTTGGCGCAGTCATGCTTGCTGGGTTTGCAATTACTAAGGTTGCCGCCTTTATCACAGCATTACAAACAATCATTAAAACAATTAACGTTTTAAGAAACAGTGCAGTAGCGGCTGCCATTGCGGAAATGTTTATGCTCAACCCAATTGGTGGCGCATTTATGGCTGCAGCCATGTTAGCCACTATTGCTGGAGTAATTAGAGGCATTGACATCCTTACATCAAAAGCAAAAGAAGCTGGAGATACAATACGGGCTATTGGTACGGGTCAACTTGGTGCAGGTGGAGATCAAGGCGGTTCAGCCAAGTATGCTGAAGGTGCGGCTGCTAGAGCTGCCAAAGATGCCAAGGACGCTGCCGCTGCTCAATTAAAGGCTACCAAAGCGCAAACTAAGGCAACCCAGGATCAAAACAAACTTAAGAAGTCTCAAGGCATTATGGACATTGACCAAGCTAATATCCTTGCAGCTTTACAAGGCAAGATTACAGAAAATGACAAGATCCGCCTTCAATTGCAACTAGCCTTACTTACAGGAAACGCTAAAGAAGCTGACAGATTATCCAACGCATTACTTCTTTCACAAGCACAGACAACAGGTTTGGCTACCTTTATTGCCAACCTTCCTAAAGCACTTAATCCTTTTGCTGATTACCCTGCTTATATTCTTATGGCATTGGCTGAATTAGATAAGCTGAAGAAAGCACAAGAAGGATTGGGCAAGCAAACCGTCACATCCACTGGGGGAACTTCGGTTGCAGAATTTACAGCATTGGGTATTAGTTCAGGAGTTGCTCAAGGTTTAGTGGCTTCCTCAGCTCGTATGCAAGCACAAGCGGACGCATACTTTAAAGCCAATCCAAACATTAACCCGATGACCGGCGCACCTATTGTTCAAGTCCAAGTTCAAATTGGCGATCAACAGATTACTGACTTTGTTACAACTGCGCAGGTTAATAACTCAGCTTCAGGAATCCAGTCCAAGATCAATAGATTGTCACTCATAGACTAATGGCACTGCCAGCGCAACTTAATGTATCGCTTAACTTCAGTTCGGGCGCAACCTTTGGAAACCCTTTTACCATTGGAGACCCAGTTAACGGTGTACTTGGCATTGGTTTTCTTTCAGATAGTTCAGCCCCAGGATTAGTTATTGACGTAACGGATGTTGCCCGAAGTATTCAAATTAAAAGGGGTCGTAGTATTTTAAGAGATACCTATGAAGCCGGTACTGCAACTGTGAGAATTTATGATCCTACGGGCAGATTTAACCCACAAAATCCGAGTTCTGATCTATATGGACAATTAACACCGTTGCGTAAATTAAGAATTTCAGCCGCTTATGCAGGAAATAGCTACTATCTATTTAGTGGTTATACAACAACCTATGCTTACAGCTATGACCAATCTGAAAACGTATCGTATGTTGATATTACAGCTGTTGATGCTTTTCGTTTATTTAATTTAGCTAGTATTACCACTGTCACAGGTCAAGCTAATGGACAAGATACTGGTACTCGTATCAATAAGATATTAGATACCGTTGATTTTCCTAATAGCATGAGGACGGTTGATACAGGCAATTCCTTGACTCAGGCAGATCCAGGGACAACCCGCACAGCTTTAACTGCAATTGTTAACGCAGAATTCAGCGAACAGGGTTCTTTTTATTGCGATTCCGAAGGACAAGCAGTATTTAAAAATCGCGCCAATACTATTGCTTCAGCCGGTGGCACACCTATTGAGTTTAATCAGACAGGCGATATACCTTACAAAAACCTTAAGTTTGCCTTTGACGATAAATTGATTATTAACCAAGCCACAATTACTGCCATTGGCGGTGTGGCTCAATTTGCTGAGGACGCCGGAAGCGTTGCCACTTATTTCCCACATAGTGTTAATTACAATGATTTGGTCATTCAGTCAGATACAGACGCTAACAACATAGCCCGTATCTATGTCGCCACAAGAAGTGATACAACTATTCGCATTGACGAAATGACAATTGATTTATTAGATACAGCTGTGCCGACTGACACAATTCTAGGCATTGACTATTTTCAAAATGTTGATATATCCAATATCCAGCCCGACGGGTCAACTATCACCAAGAACTTGCAAGTGCAAGGTGTTGCTTGGGATATAACCCCTAACCGCTGGTTGGGTACTTTTACCACACTTGAACCAATCACAGACGGGTTTATCATAGGTAATTCCACTTATGGTGTCCTCGGTGATGATATACTTAGTTACTAAGGAGTAATACAATGGCAGCTGGTCAAGGATTTAAGACTTTTAACACAGGTGATGTGCTGAGTGCGGCAGACACCAATGGTTACCTTATGCAAGGCATTTGGGTGTTTGCGAACGCAACAGCCCGAGACGCAGCGGTTACCTCACCACAAGAAGGTAACGCCTGTTATCTAAAAGACACAGATGTTATACAGGTTTATAGTGGTTCAGCTTGGGCTACACAATCTGCAAGCAACCCAATTTCAGCAAACATAGTTGACGCTAAAGGCGACATTATTGCAGCCACAGCAGCGGATACAGTTTCAAGATTAGCAGTTGGTACAAATGGACAAGTTTTAACCGCTGACTCAACCGCTGCAACAGGTTTGGTATGGGCAACCGCAGGCGGTGGAGATTTTGTTAAGATCACAAGTAACACTTTCTCAGCAGCTTCAACTTTTACAGTCAATGACTGCTTTTCAGCAACTTACGATTATTACAAGATTTTTTTGACTGCTGCTGGCAGTGCTTCATTATCTGTAAACATGCGTTTAAGAGTTGGCGGCGCAGATGCAAGCGGTGCAAACTATAATAATGAAAGAATATATGCGCAAGGAGCATCAATCGGTTCTTATGAAACTTTAAGTCAAACTGGTTTTCAACCTTTGTTTTGTAACACCACAGGTACGGGCAGATCAGTTGCTGAAATTTTAGTATCAAATCCCTTTAAGGCTGAAAATACAAGTATTTTTGCACCAGGTACATTTAATGGAAATCAGATTGATATTGATAGCGGTATCCATACATTAAGCACTTCTTACACAGGTTTCACAATGTACACAAACACAGGAACAGTTACTGGAACATACATAGTCTATGGATTGAAGGCATAACATGAGCAAATATGAGGATTTTGTTTTAACTGGCGAGTTCATTGAGCGTGACTTAACTGTTGCTGAACAAAAACAATTAGACAAAGATCAAGCTGAACTGTTAGCAATTGAAACTGCTAAAGCCGCTGAAGTTATTGCTAAGGCAAAGGCTAAAGCTGAACTACTGACCAAGTTGGGCATCACGGCTGAGGAAGCTGTTTTACTACTTTCCTAATGAAGCCATGGCTGTCCAAATCCGCAGTACAGCTGCGTGAGCAGATAGATGATTCTTACCCAAGTCGTAGCAGGAAGTCTGACGGGTGGGTGGCTGATCTGCGTCATCAACAGGCAGGTAAGTCAGACCATATACCTGACCCGAAGTCCAACGGCGTCGTTAGAGCTATTGACATTGACGCTAGCCTTTCTGACAACAAAGGGGATTCAGCATATTTGGCAGATCAGCTTAGACTCTACGGGAAAAATCATGGACGCATATCTTATGTAATCCACTTAGGTCGTATTGCTAGCCCTGTACTGGGTTGGCGTTGGCGTAAGTACAAAGGTTTTTCACCGCACAATCACCATATACATATCAGTTTTACCAAGGCTTCCGATAATGACAGTACCTTTTTTGACATACCACTACTAGGGGGCAAAATATGAAATCAAAACATTGGGCAATGCTTAACAGCTATGGACGATCAGCCTTTGTTTGTCTAGCCACAATCTATGTAACACAACCTGACCTAGCACCTTCAGAGCTATGGAAAGCCTTTGCTGTTGCTTTCATTGCACCTTTACTGCGTGCATTAAATCCGGATGACACACAGTTTGGTATAGGCGCTAAAGAGTAATGACAGCGGTAGAAATTGCCGCTATCTGTGCCGCAATAACAACTGTATTTACTGGCTTTGCAATAGGACTTAGGTTCTTAGTCAAAGGCTGGTTAAATGAACTCAGACCCAATGGGGGTTCAAGTATGAAAGATCAGATCAACCGTCTAGAGCGGCGTGTTGATGACCTATTTGTCATACTATCGAGAGACAATTAAAACATGGCAGCCAAAAAGAAACCAGCACGCAGACGAAAGGCAGTAGCTCGTTTAGAGACTACCGCATTAGATATGCACGCCATTGCGCTTAATGAGTATTACAGAGCATTACGCAGGGCTGGTTTTACCGTTGAACTTGCATTAGGTCTAATGGATAACAAGAACAGTATGCCTGAGTGGTTAATACCCACAACAGCTGATACTGACATTACACCTTTTCAAGACGACGACGAGGACGAGGACTAACT